ACATAAGTACCAGCATCAACGGTCATGATAGCGTCGGTAATAGTTATAGTAAGAAGCCCCGCGGCCGTTCCTGTGATGGTTATATTTGAATTAGATATAATTAATGGACCATTGTCATATTCCCTTACTTGCATTTCATAAGTATAAAGGGTCAGATCAATAGCCGTTCCTGTTGAGTCTTTTACGTTTGCTTTTAGAATAAAAGTGTTCGCCCTTCTACAACAAATGTTTAATTGAGAAGCCGCAGAAAGGTCTACGTTTTTTGGGGTTTGACATCTGCAAGCAGAAGAAGGTTGGTTACATGAGTTACAGGCCATTGTTATTGCATATTAGTTAGTGCGCCAGATAAAGTTTCATCCATAGGTGGGCGATCTCCTTTTCTTTGCGCTATCAGTTTACTTTGAGCCATGGCTTGTCTGTCTATCCTTTCGTCTTTACGATTCTCTGACTCTGAGTTTTCAGCCTGTCTAACTCCACTTTCTATTTCTTGCTCAACAATATCGTATTGGCCTTTGAGTTGCTCAATCTGCATTTTGTATTGATACTCTAGTTCCATTAGTTGAGTCTTTATTTGTCCCTCTAACTGCATCCGCTGTATCTCTAGTTGAGATCTCATTTGGTCTTTTTCCATTTCAGCCTGTGCTGCAATTTGTTGAGACTGGGAATTCATTTGAGTTTGCATCTGCATCTGCTGCTGTGCTTGCTCTTGCTGACTCTTTATTCTCTTAGCGCGTCTCACTACTAACAACCTTTCCGCCTGTTCTACATCACGTAATTGTCTAATAGCAATAGCATCCTCAAGATCTATTTCTTTTTGACCTAGGGCAATCTGAATGTTCTGTTCTAGATATGCCTTTTCTCTGTCATTCATTTCCGTAACAACCATCACTCCGAAGTTGTACATAGCCAGGTTATCAAAAGAAGAAAGAACCGCCATGTTTGTATCTCCTACTGCATTGGTGTATACGTTGTAAAGAATACTATCCTTAGGAATAATTTGCAAACAGCGAACAATATCATCACATACCTTTTTATATAATACGTGGGCAGCATTAGTAATATCATATATTGCATTATTACCTGCCGCCATTGCTTGTTCTCTTACTCCTACCAAAGAGTCTCCTTTTGGAGTAGTGCCATCCATTACTTCGTTAATGCCTGTAGCATCTCGGATCATTCGGAGGTAGTGGTTATATATGTTTACTAGTTCTCCAATGTTTCTAATAGCATTACCTATTTCTCTTACTGGGGGATTTTGAAATCCTCCTTCTGGATTCTTAGACCGGTAATAAAACACACCAGTCTGCTCATAGATATCTTGTATTTCAAGAGGCTCTAATGATCCTCCTTTGCCTAGTTGAACATTCTCTAGCCCCTCTATATCTATAATAAGTCCATCAGGTTTTGCCTTGGCTATTGACTGTTGAATTTTTAAATGAGTTATCTGCAACATGTCTGCAAACCCAATTACAGATGACACCATTGACTTGGGTATCATTCCTCTAATGTTAGTCGCAACAATACTGTATGATAATCTCGCCCGGCTAATGTCATGAACATTTTTAGGGATGTTCTTTTTAGCCCCATAGTTATATAGGTGATCAGTACCAACAATTAATGTCCCTCCGTATACTGTAGCGTTGCTCATGTATACAGCCTCTCTGTCATATACAGATTGCTGAGGAGCGTTGTACTCAGTTCCTTTATAGTAAAACCCAATATTACCGTAGGCTGATTCTTTCTTTTCAAAGATTACATCGTCAACAGACATAAACTCAAACTCCATAACCTCAACCTTGTACTCATCATATCCCTGTTGAAATCTTTTGTTTGCTCGGCTATAGCCAGACTGAGTAGATGTTGAGAATTGGTCAGGTTGATTACCGTACTTGTTCATTACTGTTTTAGCAATCTCTTCATATTGCGTTTCAGTAAACTGATCCCCTGCAATTCTTTTTAGTTCCATTATTGTTATGTAACGGAAGTTGCCAGCATAAGTAAGGTCTGTGAAATTTGGATCATCAGTCCAGTTGTGAATAAACTTAGCAGGGTCTACGTACTCCTCTTTAATACCATAGTTAGGATCATTAGATCTTCTAGCAATACCTAATCCTGTTACCGCTAAGTCCTCTACACATCTTCTATATATTGCCTCACCAAAGTCGTTCCACTTTAACGTCATCTCTGTTGCTAATTGGGCAGCAATCTCAGCATCTGTCTTGACATTTGTATCAATAAATATCTCAGTCTCTTCAGGCGTATCAGGAAGATTCTCTGGATCAACGTCTATATCAAGACCAAGTTCTTTTGCTTCCATGAGCATCTGCTTGTTCTCAATCTTTAAAATCGTAGCGTTCTTTTTTTTGTCTTTCTCAGATCTTGATAATGGATCTACCGCTTCTATGTTTGGGTAGGGTGCTCTAGATAATATCTTGTTTACTACTATCTTAACAAACTTAGGAACGATAGGAACAGGAGTGTAATCCAAGGTAAGAAGAGTTCCTCCCCCTCCATTAGGATCTAATGAGTTTAATATTTTTCTGTAGATGGAAGTGTCCTGAGTTCCTTGCGCATAGTCTCTACATCTTTCGATCTCAGCGTTTCTTCTTCCGTATAGTGAATTTGAATAGTCGCTTCCTACCCACTGAGCAAACATAGACTTTGCGTATTGAAGTCCATACGAGTTATCTAACTTCTCTTCTGTGCTTGCTAATGGGTCTGGGAAAGAAGACTGTCCCTTGTTATATTGATTGTTCATACTCAATGAGGGTAATATTGCAAATATACTTCAATTAATTATCGTATAATTATCTGACCGGGTCTAAAGAATTTCTTTAAGTTCATATCAGATGAGGCTTTTTTCTTGGGTGCGCTTTGAGAAGCAAGCAAAGCAAGGCCGCTAGAAATAGAGAGGTCAAACTTTGTTCTGTCATCTACTTTAAAGTTAACCCAGTCCTCTAGTGTTCTTTCAAAATACATGTTACCATACTCTAATGTTTCTTCGTTAAGTCCCACATAGTTATGTACATAGGATTCAATCGCTTGTGCATGAGCCTGGATTATATCTTGTGAGTTTGAGGGTATTCCTTTTGTCTTAGTTTTTGTTCCAAACCCTGAACCAATGTGTGTGGGCCTATCCATTAACCAGTCAGCATAACCTCTTGCTTCGAAGTGTCTTGCTATTCCATATTTGTTATTCTCTATAAGAATAGGAAAGCCATAATATTTAGATGCCATTAAAACGTCCTCATAAAATATTTTTGCTAAGGGAGGTCTGGATGCATACTCAGCCACAAACGTATTAGATGGATGAGCCAGGTTAAATTTATTATACAAATGACAAGCACCTTTAGAACCTCTTCCATCAACAGTGGCATCAATGTCGTAGGAGTCAACCCCTCCACAACCCAGCCAGTCGTTAGATGGTTTAGGTAGGTTTCTTAGATCATCAGGCGGGAGCCAAGATATTCTCCATCTACCATTAGGGTCTGGCCTAAATAAAACCTGAGTGTCTGGAACGCCTTCGCTCCACACGAAGTTGCCTACAATCACAGGAGAAGGGAACATCTCTTGATTGTGCTGAACCTGTTCGTAAATCTTTTGGACATTGAAAAGAGATGATTTTGCACTGTCTCTAAATGCTTCAGCCACGGTAAATGGGAACTGTCTTATTACCTCATTAAGTTCATAAGAATCTCCAGTCAACGCCTTTCTTTCGTTCTTCAAAAAAGTCCTCGCACCTATCTCTATTATCTCACCGTCGTTTGATTCCACGCCTTTCTCTGGATCTTCTGCAACAGGCAAACCATAGAGATCAAAGAAACCCTCTAGTGCATCATGAGATGGAATAAAAATAGAGTATAAACCGCTACGTGTTCTTCCGTTTTCGTTTCTCTCTAGTGGGTCACTTGCTTCATACAGGTCCCTGAACTGCCTTCCGCCTTTGTCTAAGGGATTAACGGTACTTCCTACTAATGCTTTGCCCACAATTTTTCTACCGACCAGTAGACACGTCCTATGGATCCTCCAGGATTCTCGGATGTCAGTAGGTCTTTCCCATTTTCCTGCCTCATCTAAATATAGAATGTGAAGTTTCTCTCCATCATATGCATTATTGGTTGTGCTCTTCCAGTTGATTACTGTATTTAAAGCCTCTCCGCTTTTAGATGTCTTATTCTTTTTCGTTATTCTTTTTGATGGCTCCCTAAATGCTAATTCCATTCTAGGGTTAGTCGTTCCATCCTGAATTGGTTTAAAAAAAAATGGAAGGCTTTTATAAATAGGAACAACCTTTTTCATAAAGATATTCTCCTGAGCGTCCGCTCCGGTCTTAGACATAAGACCTAATAGTTTTTCTTTTACTTGGGTCCCTTCGTTTACCAGAATTGAGGCAGACATGTTTGTATATCCTGAACGTCTACACTTTACATATACCTGACCTAAAGATCTAGGGTCTTGTGAGCAGGCCTCAAGGTGTATGTAGAGTTCACGCTGGAAGTCCAGATAGTCGGGATATCCGATGTCAATTTTAGACCACTGTAAAAAGAAGTAGTGGTTGCCTGTGATATAGGTGGGTAGTCCGTTGTTGTAGAACCAGACACCGCTGCGTCGTCTTTCATATTCTTGTGCAATATAAGATGTGTGTATTTTCCTGAACGATTCAGGCATAGTTAGCCACTCCTCCATAGAGGTTACTTTCCTTAGGTCCTCAGGCAATGATGTTCTCTGCCATCGCTGTTCTGACTTTGGGAGATCGTAAAATAATATATTTTTCTTTTGAGGTTTCTTAGGTAATTGTATATCAAGTTCTGCGATTACAATATTATCTCCAGTAGAATTGTCAGGGCATATATTTACTAAAGTGTCTTCGTTTAATTGTATAAGCCCAGCCATAATATTATTCCATTAATAGATCTAATTTTCTATCCCAAAGGTTTATTGCTATAGCACTTCTTAATCCGCTGTTAACTGGTTGAACAGTGTGCTGATGATTTCCTGCATCAAATATAACAAGGCGATTAAACCTTGGCTTAACAATCTCTGGTTCATTATCTATCCCTGAAGAATAAATTGCTAAGTCCCCTCCTGTTATGTCAAAAGGAACTGGATAAAATACTGTCCCAATTACCGGAGGAATAACCTTTCCGCTTCTTGCCCACTCTGCCTCGTCCTTGTCAAAGTGAATTGGTAGTTCTTTGGTGTTCGCGTCTGGACCAAGTTGACCAGTCCAATATTCAAACCCCTCTATTTTTACCCCTTTATAAGGAGAATTTTCCCCCCATAATTCTTTTATTAATTCTTTCTTTAATGTATTGGGTTCTTGTTCCCACCATCCGTCATACCAATAGTATTGACCATTGTTGTTAAAGAATGTTTT